AGGCAGTAATTAGAGTAAAATCTCATTGTTTACCTCATAATTTAGATAGTACCAACGCCAACCATGGCCATATTTCAATTTGTAGTAACACTCTATAAAACAATCCTGCCAGATCTTAGATACCTCTGGCAGGACCCTTAGAACATTACTGCTTAGCGGTAAATTTTTGAAACTGACTGGTGAATTGGGTGTATAGACCATCAGCGATATCTGTCATAGATTTTGCAAATTTTGTTTCTGCATCAATTATGGCCTGCAATGGTTCACGGACTTTAACATCAGTGACGATTGTTTTGAGGGTATTTGTTTTTGCGGTTTGAACGGTGTCAATAACGGTATGTGCATATGTAAACATGGGTAATCTCCTTTAGACGATTAAAGTGGTATTTGTTTCTTAGTATAACACCGAGCACGCTTCGTATTGACCCGTACGGTGTGAAGAAACAGTTTGTTGATAAATTTTTTAATTGATTTCATAATAGTGTAGTCTCCTTAAGCCCTACACTATTATATATCCATTTTTATGTTGCACTTGCACACAATTAGATACTTTTTCTAACTTTTGCCTCTTTACTATTTGTGTTTACATATTCCCATTCTGAGACAGGTAAATCTGTTAATTTTTGTTGATTATATACTTCTTTATTAATTTGAATGGTTAAACCCTGTTTATTGATGCATGTGATTTTGCCTGGTGTACCCTTATAGTTTTCTTTGTTCTTTTTTGGTTGACGAAGCTTTTTCAAAGTTTCTTCTGTCCATGATTTTGCACCATAATTTGGATTTTTTTCTCCTAGACGCATTTCACTTCAAATTTTTATTTGTTCTGGAGTATGTTTTTTGCCATAGAATCCATTATCTTCACCAAAAAGTATTGGTGTATAAACTGGCTTTACACCTGTTCTTGTTTTATATTCGTCTGCGGCTGATGGATTTTCTATACACCATTTACGAAGGTCTTCTAAAAATTCATCACATTCTAGACTTGAATAAATATTCATAGCTGACAAGGTCCTTTCTTGTTAGAGTAGGTGCGGACTGGTACTCCGGCGACCTACACCTATTTATACACCTAATCTCTCACAGGCAACAATAAAGGATTTCACCAAACTACTACGAACAATGTCGTTTGAAGTGAAATTTATTTTAGTAAATTCTGGCATGGTTTCTGCTACTCTCAAAAAATCCTGAAGGCCTGACACATCATTTCTTGATTTAACAAGATCATTTTGTTTCAAATCTCCAACAAAAATAATTTTAGATCTATGTCCAGTTCTGGTAATCACTGAAGACAATTCATGCCAAGTCATTGATTGACACTCATCAACAATAATAATGGCATCATCAATTGAAATTCCACGAATTGCAGTTGTAGATATAAATCTGGCATGACCTTGTTCTTTTAATCTTTGCCATGCATCATGACGACCAAACAAAGTGTTACAAATTTCAACATAAGGCTGTTCATAAATTTGCATCTTTTCTTCTAAATCGCCTGGCACAAAGCCTTGGTCACGGACTTGAACAGCACTTCTTACAACTACAATTTTATCAAATGGATTTCCTTTATCTAATACCTCTTCAAGTCCCTTCAATAGAGCTAAGAATGTTTTTCCGACACCAGGACTACCAAATAGTCCGATAAAGTAATCTTGTCGTTTGTATGCGTCAAAGAAAAGTTTTTGATTCTCCGTGAGTGGTTGAAAGGTTTTGAGGTCGTCAATCCGAATTCTCAGATGATTAGTGTTTGGTCTTGTTATGGTTTGTTGATTTTCTGTATTTGCTTTCCTAGCCATACATCTCCCTTTTAGGCAATAATGATATATTTTTGCATGTTTTCACCTGGTGACATTAAAATTACGATAAAAGATTATAAGTATCGGTGTCCTCCGTTTCATGAAAATAGTTTTAAATGATCCTTCCTTACCTTCACCATAATCCAATCATTGTACCAGCTTTCAGATTCCAATACATGATTGTCAATTTGTTCTTTTAATTCCAGATAAGCACAATCAGACCTTGTTTTACATAGGTGTAGAATCTCTCGTTTGAAATTCTGTTCACCTTGTATTTTAAGATCTTCTAATAGTGTTTTGTTTGATCCGTAATATTTCAACCAATCAGAAGGTTTACGAATCTTCTTTCGTTTACCTTTGACGGTCTTATATCCGGCTTTTGAGAAAAACTTCTTTCCGATATATTTCTTATTGTTGATTAGATTGGTGATAAGGTACACATAACCGTAATTATCACCAATCATTTCTTCAGTAAATTCTTTATTTTGGTATAACCAACTCATTCATCATCATCTTCAAATTCGTCAGTTTCAACCATAAATTCACCACAAAAACTGCAAAAGTGTGGATCATCTTCACATTGCATCTCATCATATTTAATTGAGAATTCTGAACCGCAATTATCACAAATATGGTGTAGTATAGCCATTAGTTACACCATGACGATTTCTTTTCGCCGAAATATGGGCGAGCATGGCCATTTGCAATTAACATCTGCGACAATCTTTGACCATTAATGATTACATCACCAAGTACACGACCACCATACTTGTCGTGTGATTTAAGTTCAACAAGAATTGGTTGACCTGCCTTGATTGCATTGTTGAGTGAATCTTTTGTAAACTGTGATGCCTTCTCGGCCGCAGCTGCTTCTTGTGGGCATGATGCACGAGAGCCTTTTTCTGGTGTATCAACACCAAGAACACGAATGGATAATTTCTTTGGTAATGGATCTGGCATAAAGTCTGCTTGAAACTCTACTGTATCGCCATCTACTACTCTTGTGATTTTAAATTGATATGGGTTTGCTAATGCAACTGAACATGATAGAGCTGCAAGTATTGCTATATATTTCTTCATTTACTTCTCCTATAAAGACTCAATTCGTACTGACATTTCTTTTTTGTTTTTATAATCATTTATCGCCGCTTTAATTGCATCTTCCGCAAGGATTGAGCAATGTATCTTGACAGGCGGTAATGCAAGTTCTTGAGCGATTTCTGTATTTCTAATTGTTTCGGCTTCGTCAAGAGTCTTGCCTTTGACCCACTCTGTAACTAGCGAACTACTCGCAATTGCTGATCCACATCCATAAGTTTTAAACTTCGCATCAGTGATGATACCCTCTTCATTAACAAGTATACTTAAGGACAACACATCTCCACAAGCTGGTGCACCAACCAGACCAACTCCTACTTTAGATTGATCTATACTTGGATCTTTTGCTAAGTTACCTACATTTCTAGGGTTTTCGTAATGATCAACTACTTTTTTACTGTATGCCACTTGATTTTCTCCTGGTTTTTGCAATATGTTCTGGTGTCATTTTTCTACCCTTTAATGAATCACTTATCTTTTTCCTAGTTTCTTCCGAAATTGTTTTACCATAATTTGGATTATTGACACCCTTATTTCTAGTATGACCTACATTTTTATTTTTTCTATTTTTTTTCATCAATTCAATAGACTCGGAACTGTGTTTCTTACCATACATTCCATTTTTTTCTCCAAATCTACCAGCTGTTTCAGAAGTCCAACCGTCACTATCCGTCTTTTCATTTTTATTTAATGGATTATTAATATGTTTTTTCAAGTATTCGTGTTCTAGTTTTTTTAATTCGTCAGTGGATGAACAATATTCTAAAATCTCTGTCTTGAGTTTAATTTCATCTCTTTTGCATTTTTTTATTCAATTTCCAGAACCTTGATAATTATCATCATATTTCGTTGAATGCCTTCCAATATAATAATATCCATCGTCAGAATATGTTTTGTATATGTAATGTTTCATAAAAACCTCCATAACATATTTATAAAATTTTAGATGTTATGAGGTTACTAAATTTTCTACATTAATAATCTATGTTTAAACTCCAAAAGAAGAACCACAACCACACTTGGTTGTGACATTGGGATTCTCCATAACAAATTGTTCCCCACCTAATTCTTTTTTATATTTAACTGTTGTTCCTTGTAGATACTGTGAAGACATAGAATCAACAAGCAATTTAACATCACCACTTACATCAAACACATAATCGTCTTCGTTGATTTCTTTTTCCCAAGTAAAACCATATTGAAAACCAGAACAACCACCGCCTTGTACAAAGATTCTTAGACCTTTTACTTCAGAATCTTTTCCTTCTTCATACAATTCGGCAATTTTATTTTTAGCTGATTCGTCTATTGTAATCATTAGGCTGCCTTACCCCAAACATCTTCCCATGTTCCACTCAATGCACCTTTTGCATAATCAGTTACACGATTCTCAAAGAAGTTTCCGTGTATCGGAGCGTTCAAAATTTCTTCTACCCAAAGCAATGGATTCTTTTTAACTTTGAAGATACCTTTCATACCCATACTTATAAGTCTACGATCTGCAATATAACGAATGTATGTCTTTACATCATCTGCGGTTAGATTTGGCATTTCACCCATTTCAAATGCAAGGTCAATAAATTTATCTTCTAGTTCAACCATTCTCTCTGCAATTACATATATCTGAGATTTTAATTCGTCATTCCAAATCTCTGGATTTTCTTGTATATAGGTTCTAAAAAGTTTAATCATATTCTCGGTGTGCATTGTCTCGTCTACAATTGACCATGTAACAATCTGACCCATACCTTTCATCATACCATGCCGTGGGAAATTCAGTAACATGATGAACGATGAGAACAACTGCATACCTTCAGTAAACGCAGAGAACACCGCAATATGTTTGGCTGTATTCTCTTTTGTTGTATTTTGTGCAGAAAGATCTGTAATGTAATCGTGTTTATCTTTCATTTGTTGATATTCAAGAAACTGATTATATGTAGTGTCTGGTAATCCAAGAGTTTCAATTAAATGAGAATATGCAGCAATGTGTAGTGCTTCTCTTGCAGCGAAACCAAGAAGCATCATGCGAACTTCTGGTTGTTTAAAATAAGGCAGATAGTTTGTGACATAACCACCAGCAACATCAATGTCACCTTGTGTAAAGAAACGAAAAATGTGTGTAAGGAATTGTTTTTGTTCTTTTGTAAGTTTATTCTTCCAATCTTTTACATCTTCCAACATAGGAACTTCTGTGTGAAGCCAGTGAGCCTGTTCGTGTTTTAACCATGCTTCATAAGCCCACGGGTAAGCAAATGGTTTAAATGCATTTCTTTCTTCTGTTATATCTGATTTTTTCTTTGTCATTGTAGTGCCTCTAAAAATTGTTGTGTTGCTCTTTCCCATGTCCAGTTTCGTGATGATTTATAAACATCACCACGATTCAATGTTAAACATGTTGTTACTGCTTTTTGTAAATCTTTGTCTATACAACCATTGTAATTAGTAAAAATAGTTTCTCTTGGTCCTGGTTGGTCATATGCCGCAACTGGTGTGCCACAAGCCAATGCCTCAAGTATTACAATTCCAAAAGTATCTGTCTTTGAAGGAAAGACAAATGCATCGGCACTTGCAATCCATTTTGCTAAATCCACACCCTCTCGTTTACCTATCATTTCAACATCTGGATATTTCTGTCTCAGTTCTTCATAATATGGTCCATCACCGATCAATACTTTACGAGTATACTTTAGTTTACAGAAATCGTCAAGGCCTTTTTCTTTTGATAGCCTTGATACGCAAACAATGTATGTCTTTGCATCATGCCGTCTTGTTGGATTAAAGATGTTTGTATCCACACCTCTTGTCCATATCTTTACATTTTTAAAATTCTTTTCTTCTAAAAAAGTTTTCATTGAACTTGTTGGAACAAGAACATTCTTTGATTTTCCATGAAACCAACGAAAGAACGGGTATGTCCATGATGCAGGTATTTTAAATCGTGTTTGTATGTATTCAGGAAACATCGTATGAAAACTGGTGGTGTATCTATAATGACATTTATTCAGTAAGTATCTTGCATAAAGACCCAAAGGTCCTTCTGTTGCAATGTGTATACTTTTACCTTCATACATTGCAAGCCATAGAAGTCTTTTAATTGCCCATGGATTTGTGACCAATTCAATCTCTTTGTAACCTGGCATTGGTATTCTTTTCAGGCCAGATGTATATGGATGAATTACTTCTGCACCATGAATGTGTTTGAGTGTGTTTTGGTATGTTCGCACCACACCATTGACCTGTGGTTCCCATGCATCGGTAATAATTGCAACTTTCATTTTTTTTCGCAACGACCTTCTACTTTAAATGATTCAAATTTTAGCCAATATGTCATAGTCTTTAATGATTCAAGACATTGTTCCTGTGTTCTGAACTCCATCGTCACTCTGCCTGGTATATCGCTTGGGTTGTTTATG